GCGTTTGCCGGCAGCCTTTTCGACACCTACCGGTTGGGCGTACCCGCCGGCAATTAGCTCTTTGGCTTCTTTGTCAGGCATGTCATATTCCTTACCAGGCTCGCGCACACCTTTCGGGCCTGCTTGCAAAGTTAACATTTTTACTTTCATGGCTTGCTCCTTGAATAAAAGGCTTGCCAATCCCTGCTTTCTCAAACAGGGATTGGGCATAGATCGGAATGCTTTAGGCGGTGCCTTCAGCCGGGCTGACATGCAGCTCAGCGTCGATAGTTGCGCCTTGACTGGTCGGAGCCTTGCGCGGCGCATCATACAGCAGGGCATATATGTCGCCGGTGATGGTCGCGGCTCCACGCACAACCTGCACGTCCACATAACGTTTGCTTGGCCGGTACAGGTCAATCAGGAACGAGTCGCCGTTGTCACCAGGGACATTCTTTGTCCCGGCCAGGTCTGCGCCGTCAGACATGCCGCTATTGTCGCCCTGCCGTGCCTTGGCGTAATTGCCCGCGTTGGCCGTAGCAATCGACCCGAAGATCATCACACCTTCAAAGCCTTGCATGTCAATCGTGTCAGTGGTGATCGCATCCGTGCCAGACGCCTGGCCCGCCTTGACCTTGATCAGTTTGGTATTCTTGCTCAGGTTCATGGTTTTCTCCTTGTCTGCTCATCAAATTAAGGTGATGCAAACGAAGTAATTTTGACTATCCGAGTTTCACGCGAACAAAGGCTTCCTCGAGCAGCGGCATACCGTCTGTTTCGAGTTCAGCGTGGAAGCCGATCTGGCCGGTTTTGGCATACAGCTCAACCAGGCGCTGGAAATCCATTTCCAGGCTGTCTACGATCTGGTAGTACCCGAAAGCACCCAAAATGCCAACATACAGCCCAGATGTGAACGTGTTCGGGGCATATTCGCTCATCGACAGGGGCAGGTTGAGCAGCCGGTCAGGTTCCCCGGCCCGCACAGATTCGCGCCAGATATATTCGCCGGTGGTGGTATTTTTTAGCTTGGCGAGCTGCTTGACACCGTCGCGGTGGAAGAGCCATTTCGCTTCGGGCCAATACTGCGGCTTCAATGTGAACTTGGCGTTGATCAGGCCATCAGCGGTCATCGCAGTTGACGTGTTGTCCGTGGCGACATCCCGGCTGGTGCTGATGCCCTGCGTGCTGGCCGTAAAGACGCCCAGGGGCTGGCCCGAGCCGTTACCGGTCATGAACTTCTTTTCCTGGGTCACGGCGAACTTGTAGCGCATGTGGTCAATGACCAACTGCTCAGAATCCGGGCGCAAGCGCAGCAGCTTGCGGCTGATCTTGATGCCCTTCTTCAGTGGATTCGGCTTTTGTTCGCGTTTCCCAAACGACATGCTCGCGTCGTAAGTGATCTCGGCGATTTCGGTTGTCCACTCGCCATCATCCGGGTCAGAATCCAGCGAGACAATCCCCAGGCTGTCCGAGTTGAGCAACGGCACAACAGTCGCCCAGCCAGGCTGCCGGAAGAAGACAATGTTGTCAACGGCCATCAGCAGCCGCGCCACAAAGCTTGGCGGTGGTTTCAGGAATCCGCCTGAAGGATCATTCCCGGCCACCAGGCCATCGCGCCGTTCCATTTGCGGCACTTGCATTCCGCGCAGAAAACCGTTGAACGCGCTTCGATATTCGGGCGCTTCGCGCAGCGCAAAGGTCCGGGCAGCACGCGCCTCGCGCAAGACACCCCGATAGCGCGGATCAATCGCCTGCATGGTGCGACTCTCCGGTTCTTCATCGCCATCATCCGGGTCAGGCCGCGAGGTCGGTCGGTCAGGCTCATCCAAGTCGCGCTCTTCCTGCTCCAGCCATTGCTGGCGTTGGCTGGAACGCGTCTCGCGCTGCTCGTCTTCCTGGATTTCCTGTCCCAGGTTGGTCGCCTCGTCCATGATGGCATCGTAGCGCTGCTCTTCATCAGATGTCAGGCTGCGTTTTTCCTTCTTGGCGAGTGCATCGATCTGGCGCGCTTCGTAAACAAGGTTCGCGCGCTTCATGCGTTTTTCACGTAAGGTGGTCATAGTTGTCCTCCAAAAAAATGAGAAAAAGGTTATTCGAGCGCCAACAGTTCGAGTTGTCGCTTCAGCCAATCCTGGCGCACCTGCGCCATCCCTTGGCCATCGGCTTCGGTTGGGTGCTCCACCTGGGGCGGCGCAACCGTCAACATCGATTCGAGCGCTACAATTGCTGAACGCACCATCAAAAGATCATCCTCGCCGATATTGCCCGACTTGGAGCGTTCAATGGCTTGCGATAAAGCCTGGTAATCAATCCCGACCGCCGCCAACGCAGAGCGCACAGCAACGTCGGTACCTTCGTACCCTGGAAAAGTCACGACTGAAACGTCGTAAAGCCGCACTTCTACGAGTTCCCGGATCCGTTCTTGTGTAACGGAATCATCGGACCATTCCTGTCGGAGTGCGCGAAACATGAACGACATCTGGCTAATATCTCGTCTCCGGATCGGTTCCAATACCATGTCGTTGATGAGCTGCGTTTTTGGTGGGAAAATCCTGATCAGTAGCCCGGTTTCGTCCTCGCGCATTTCCAGCGTTTTGCTTTTGTTGCGTCCCAGGACAAAATTGGCATCATGGTTAAAAAGCGCGCGCACATCCTGCTCGAGAATAGTCTTCGTAAACGCACCTCGGCGAATACGCTCCCGATATCCACCCAGGTCAACGGACAACTGGTTGAAGACTGCGGCATGGCCAACAATCAGTGGCGCTTGGTCATCCGTGCGCTCTTCGACCTCCAAACTGTCGAAAGTCAATGTTCGTTTTTCTAATTCACTCATCCTGGTTCTCCTGAGTAAAATGCGCCATGATTATGCTGTTTAGCGCATCAAAATCGTTCTCGAAACTTTCTGCCCGGCCCACGCACCAGGCAGAAAACAAATCTGTAAATTTGTCTGCATCGATAATGCTGCGCACGTGCCTGTAATCGTCTGCGCACATCTGCCGCGCAACGCTGCGGGCAACATGGGTGGCAAGGATGGCAATCTCTAAATCGTTCATCGATTGTCCAACCATGTTTTTCCAAATTTCGATCTGCGCGCGTGCAACCGGCTCAAACTGCGCCGCGGCAAAATTCTCAAGCTCCGAATAAAAATGCGGCAGTGTTTGTGTAAAACCATCCCGGCGCGCCTGTGCCAGAACATCATTGCGCTGGCGGCGCAAAACACGCTGCGCTACATCCACAAAAGTATGCCGCTGAGCCTGTAGAAAGCTGCGCTGCGAGGTCGGCTGCTGAGGGTTGTACCCAAGCGCAACCGAGTTAAGCGGCACCCGTGGCGTATCTCCGCCTTCGACCGGGTTACGGTTTTCGGCTTCGCGCACATCGTTGATGGTGAGAAATCCGTTCATGATGCCTTGGGCGAAAGCGGTGTACCGTGACGCCAGGTCACCACGCAGCAGCGCATCCACCAGGTGCTCGGCAAAGTATTCGCGCCGTTCTCCGGGGGTCAGCAAGCTGCGCGAGACTTCTTGCTCCCAGCGCACAAACCACGGGCGCATGGTATAGGTTACAAAGCGCAGTCCAAAGGCCTCCACGCTGGCATACGTTGCCGATGCGCCGTTGATAGCCAGCATGTCCAGCGAGATCCCGAAGATGCGCGCAATTTCGGCCACCGTCATCTCAGCAGATTGGATAAACTGGCTGTCTTCATTACCCATGCCGAGCTTCTCGATATCCATCCCGTCTTCAAGGATGGCAACCCTGTGTTTTTTATCAAGGCCTTGGTGGCGTTCTTCCCAGCTCTCGCGCAGGCGGCCATAGGCTTTGTCGCCAAGTTCTTTGGGGTGTTTTAGCACTACCCCAGGCTCGGCCCCGTTGCTGAAATAAGATGCCCCATGCGTCTGGATAGCCTGGGCCATGCCAATCGACTCGCGCGCCAGGTCAGTCGGGGAATATCCCCACAGCCCGTTGCGAGTCAGCCAGCGCACATGGAAGATGCGCTCAGATGGAATTCCCACCGGATACCCACCCACCGAATTTGGCAGCGTTACCACATACCACAGCCGCCCGCCGCGTCGCTCCAGTTTTACGCGGTCCGGGTTGAGCGGCCACAGGGCGCGCACCCGCCCGGCGCGGTCAAACTCGACCTCAGACAATCCATTCCCTCGCGATGCCACATGCGAAGTGATCGTCTCGCGGTAGGTCATGGCCGTCATTTCTGGGTTGGGCACATCGTGCAGGAGCGAATACAGGTAGTGGTCGATTGCTCGCGTTTTTCCCCGCTCCAGCCGTTTGTACGTGATGAACGGCAAGCTGCCTGCCGTTTCCGAAATGATGCGCACACAAGCCAACCATGCCGTGACGCGCAGCGCGCTTTCTGGCGTGACCATCACTCCAGACTTGCTCTCATCGCCGCCAGCCAATACCCGGCTGAATTCGCTGTCTGGGTCTTCTGACGGATGATAGCGGCGTTCAAACAACATGCTTTTGCTCCCTAATGTCTCGTGCTATTGCATTGATAAAAGCTGTTGCAATCAACACTGCTCCAGCACAAAACAATGCCTGGCCCAAGCCGAACCAAATCCACAAGCCCAAAAAGAATAAAATAAGGCCAACCAAATACAGCACTTCTGATGGCCCAATAAAAAGCTGCTTCATTTGTTTTGCCTTGTGCGTTCTTGCTGCCGCGCATCATGAGCCGATAAAATACCGTTAAACTCTGCTACCTTGTTTGTGACCGACTTGATCTCCTCACCAAGCCGGGTAGCCAGGCTTGTCATTGCTTCGTTGGTCTCTTTGCGTTGCTGCGCAAGAAAATCCTGCCATTGCTTGTCGCGTGCATCGAGCGATGCCATAAAGCGATCAACGATTTTGAGTGTGAACCAAATGAACACCCCGACCAATGGGACCTGAATGAGTAAGCCAATATATGTTTCCACCTTAACCCCCTATAAATAACCTTGTGAATGGGTTGGACATGGTTCGCTCCGGCAAATAAAAAACGCCCATCCCTGCCGAAGCAAGGATGGGCGCATCAGTTCCATCAAGACGTCCCGGTCTACACCAGGACTGCAAATGTATTAAGCTGTCTCAATTATTGTAGAACCAATGTTCCTGTTTGTCAATATAGAATAGTAGTGCGACCCAGTGGCCTGAGGGGGGCAGGTCAGTGGGTCGCTTGTTTTATTTTAGAATATGTGTTCTATATTGTCAAGGGTTAAGATGGAATTGCTATCCCAACTTTTTTCCCCTGGCGATTATATGTATGGAGCCTCTTAGTCTCTTTTTCAACTTTTGCTATGTAAGGGTCAAACCCAGCTTCGCCGTTATCTTCGCTCATAAATTTTTGCAGTTGATTCTTGAAGTATTGCAGCGTTTCCCATTCTGCCCAATGCTCTGAGCTTTTCTTGGCGTCTTCAAGGGCTTTTATGGCTTCGCTGACTTTGTTGGCGGCTGTTGCCAACTTCTCAAGTTTCTTTGTTGCGTTTGGGGTGAAAGGGTTGTTGGTTGTCATCTTAGGCTCCTGGTTGCGTTCATGTTCCCTCTATGTGCCGAGGAAGTCAAGTCTATAAGGTGCGAATACCGCGTTTATCGTAAACTGATCCCTGCTCAGGATGGCGTAAAGCAAGATCAAGCGCCATGATCAGCGCAACAACACCATCGATTTTTTCGCGGCTGCGTGACTTGTCCGGCTTAATATTCCCGGTCGGATCCAGCCGGGCGACCACGTTATCCATCATCCAGGTCAGCACCGGGTTATTGCCGTGCTTGATTTTTCCCGATAGGATTAGCCGTTCCAACTCCTTCATCGGTGGTGACATCGATGCGTATCCCTGACCAAACGGCAGCATTGTCATGCCTTTGTTTTCGAGTACCTGCACCACGCGTGCAGCGCCCCAACGGTCAAACGCAGCTTGGTTAATATCAAACATGTCAGTATCCTTTTCTAACTGCTCAAATATCCAGTCATAATCGATCACGTTGCCCGGAGTGGCCTCCATATAACCTGCTTTGACCCACTCCTCGTACTTTAGCCCCTGGTCGCGAGTGCGAATGAGCATATTATCTTCCGGGATCCAGAAACGGCAGACTGGGTAATACTCGCCATCATCTCCGGCAAAAACCATGATAAAAG